GGATCGAAAGATATCTCCAAATAGCCCCTGCAAGGGAGTCGGAGATATCTTTCGATCCATTCGCGGGATGATCCAAGCGGCCGGTTGAGGTGTCTCGTTGAAGATGAATAAGCTCATCTTCTATCTTATTGTGCTTTATCATCTCTATACGATCTTCTACCATCGCTTCTCTTAAAATGTGGTAGCCTTCTGGTGTACGGTCAAGAGATTTTATTTGTGTGGTAAAGCCCTTATCCTGTAAGATTTGATGGAATTCAGCTGACTGGAATGTATCCGTTGAGATCATTACAATATGAAATCCTATCTTTCGTAGGTAATAAATAAATCTACGAGTTTTTGCCATACTAATTTCTGAACCTTGCGGAGCGTGTATACCAACGGAAAATACTTGTGCATATACACGTTTTTCTACAGTGCCATCATCGGAATCTGACATTATATTCTTCACATAACAAGCACCTGTAATACCCGTGTTATCGCTTTTTAATGAAGTATCGACGTGTATCGCCATCGGTAATTCAAAAAACTTCTTAGGTATCATTTCAGGATTGAAGAACTGTTGATATTCCATATTATCGTCTATTCCGATTTCTAATATCTCATTTGTGAACGGATTTGGTCTGTCACAATAGCATTTACTAAATATTTTATAGGAGAAATAACTTAGAGTACCTGGAAGTGCGATACCAGCAAGGTCTTGTAATGCTGTAATGATATTAAGTTCAAAGTCACGCTTAAATTCAATAGGTACATCTATGATATTATAACCCATTTGTTCGAGAGCTTCTATACTTTCTCCATCTTCTACCACTTTAGGTGTTAATTGTTTAGAGCCATAAGCTACTGGAAAGGTAACACCGGAGTAAGTTGTGGATGGTTTTACATGCCATAACGGTTCATCGACTAGATAGATCACCCCAGCTGCTACATCAGCCTTGTGGTCATTAATATATACTTCAAGGAAGTCATGTTCCGCTTTCTTAGAAGATACTAGAAACATTTTACCTAAAAGTTTACCATTTTTAATAAAACGAGATTTAATACGCGCGCTGACAGATGAATATGTTTGCATGATTTTTGATTTTTCAGCGGTAGTGTTAGATCCATTAACGAAATTTACTTCATCGAGTTATAATGTAACATTTTATTACATTTGTATGTATCAGAGCATCCCACAATTATGCACATAGGAGATTAAATTTCCTACTTGAACAGCAAAATTGTGAGATGGCTGAACATTAAGAACATCATATACTGGAATAGGACTATCATAATGTATGTGTTCTATCTTTGTAATAAATGACATGAAACCACCCCCTTCTTTCTATAAGCCAATAAGTGTTAATGTTCTACCGGTATACGAGTAACCAGTTTTGTTAATTCTGGATATTTTTGACTAGGTTTTCCGTTAAATGCACTAGTTATAGTAGATATATAAATCGTAGGATAATAAGTAGCTCGTAAATACTCAGTTAATTCAGTTGCATTATTGAATTCCTTATCATCACATTTCCAAATATATAAACGACAGCGCTTACGTTGTTCTTCTATAAACTTAGCTGATGATCCAAGTTGCCAACCAGATTGCAAATAACTATCTAATTCAGATTGTTTTATACGCTTCATAGTATCTCCTTTAGATACACAGACAATTATATTCTTGCCTCTACCTAGTTTATATCCAGCTTGTTCATAAACCTGTAAGTCTGCTTTACTAATCAACCTAGCATCCTCACCTTTATACACCCAGCAGGGTTGATACTCTTTATGTTTTTGACTTAGATTTTCATGATGTCGTTGAGCAATTTCTCCAGCATATTCACCACCTGTGAGCTGATTATACCCATTTTCTGGATATATTGTCTTATATTGATGGATTAATTCTGATTCTAGCTTATTAGCTGCTGTTTTATCTAAATTTTCTGCTACAATTATGTGTTCAAAATTATCCCAACCATATTGCTGAATATCTGCCCAAAATAATGTATTATATTTGTATCCGCTACCATTACTGCGCCACCGAGTTCTAGGACATGCACAGCGTCCGATATATCGTTTACCGGTAGGTGATATGTGAATATACACACATTGATTAGCTTCTTCTTGAGTATGATTATTAATGTCAATACTCATATATTAATTCCTCCAATATCTTTTAATGCAAGTACAGCATTAAATTCAAAACTCTGCTTGTACTCTACTGGTACTCTTATGATTTCATAACCGTATTTGCTAAATGTTAAAGCATCAGCATCATCGATAATCTCAACAGCTTTAGTATCCACTTTGTAAGCTAGAGTAAAGCGTTCTCCGCTGTATAGCTCTGCTGGCTTTACATTCCATAAAGGTTCTTTAATTACTAATTTATTGTTAGCTGGTTTTTCTATAAAATCTCTAACGATTGTTGCATCCTTAGCGGTTGGTGGAATTAAGAACATTTTAGGCATTGGAACTTTAGGAAACCGAGACTTAATACGAGCTTCGATATTAGTAAGCTGTACTAAATATTCTGCCTGTTCTGCTTTAAGCTGTTCTTCTTCTTGATTTTCAAATCCTAGTTCATCCATAAACGCACAGTTATGACTAATACATGTAGCATTACCAGTTTCTATAGCAAAGTTGTGATTTGGCTGTACATCAACTACATCATATACTGGAATTTCTTGTTCATAGTGAATAGGTTCTATCTTAGATATTTTCATAGTTAGTACCCTCCTCACTATAAAGTTCATCGTCTTCTGTTAGCTCTCCGAGTGCTTTATATGTACCATCCATAAGCATAACCTTATGTTCTGGAGTACCTTCAATAACAGCACCATTATCAAGTGTGATCCTAATAGTATCTTGTGTGTACTTAGTTAATACGACATGTGCTTTTGTAAAGACTAAACCTGTATCTGTCTTCTGTAATACATTAGCTGTAGTACCAGCAAGTTCTTCTATAGGAATAGCACCGTTGTCAGTTATAACTTTAGTAGAACCCACTACACAGAAGATTTGCTGTCCTAAACCGTGTTGTCCTTTAGAACCAGCTCTTATTACAATGTGTTTGTCTGGAGCATAGTATGGATTAGAACTTGATCCGAGTTTTCTGCCATGTTCTAAGAACCAAGGTGATTGTAAGCAGCAAGCATGAAGTCGTTTATAACCTACACCTTCAGCAAGTGCTACAGTAGCATTGAAGAAGAATATAGCAATATCATCAGAATCAGCAAAGCCAAAATATCTCTGTGGAAATTTTAAGCATAAAAGTCTATAAAGTAAGTATGCTATAGCATATACTGCAATAGCTGTCTTTCCTATGCCTATAGCGCCGCTGAAGATAACCTGCTCATACGCAGTATCGCCTGACGAGAATATCTCTCTCAAGGCATTTCTCCAGAATGGATAAATCTGTTTTCCATGGTTTGTAGCTTGTCCTAAATAATGGTCATCCTCCAAAAATGTATCTACATCTACCGGGATCTCTTCATAATCCTGTAACCAAACAGTATTATACGTTTCACTCTCTCCTGTTTCTCCCAACTCATGTAATATCTGTTTTAACGTTTCCTGCTCCACAGGATCAAGCGTTGCATAAATATTAGCAAAACGCTCTGGAGCAATATTTAAAATATCCATAAAAATACCTCTTTCTCTTTTTAGTGATTATTTAGTGCCTTATCTACAAGCCGAGCAAATTCAGCAGCATCAAGATCATCTAACTCGTCAACGCTAATTCCAGCTATATTTGCTACATCTTCTAGTAGAATATCGTCATCTAAGTCATCTATGTTATCAAGCTCTAGCTCTTCTTCCTTTACAAGTTCCTCAGTATCTTCTTCCTCAGGTCCCTCATAAGGCCAACCTAAATAATCATATATAGTTTTTTGTGAATACCACCTACCAGCTATTTCTGGCATTAGCATATCACCCATTCCAGCATTATTTGTTTTTGTACGGCAGTAATTTTGAATCATAGGCAAGGACGGTTCTGCTTTAAATACTTCAAGTACAGGAAATTCAGCATCAGCTCCAAATGCTTCTTTAACAGCAAAAGCTCTGTGTCTGCCTTCCTGCTGTTCGTCTACATAGTTTAAATAGGGTACAGGAAATGTATCACCCATTAACATGCGTTTAGCATACTCATGTACTTTAGCATCATCAACAGCATTTGTAACCACGCTCTCGTACGAGCTATGAAAGACATCATTAATACACTTATCAATGTACTCATCACAAGTCATGTAGGTTATTCTACCGTCCATGCCTTTCTCATAGTATTTATAATCATGTCCACTAACTCTGCCAACATTTTCATTAATATATTCATTAACATAATTACCTGGATTCTGTAAATCAAATACAGTAGAAGGAACATCACTCATTATTTCTTATCTCCTTCCTTATCAGTCTTATATTCAAACGCAGGCAACTCGACCCCTCTAACTACTGTAACCAGTAAGATAGAAGGGTCGTCTGCTTTTTGTTCAAGTTTTACATCTAAGACATTATCATATAACGAACGAACATGCGCAAGTATCTCCGCTCTTTCTTTCTTAGAAACCTTAACCATTATTCCTCCTCAGGATTGAGGTACTGATTGATGTCAGAAGCAATAGCATAGATGTCAGCTGTCCAGTCGAGTAGCATCTTAGTATTCTTCTGTGACTCAGCACTTGTTTCCTCGATAGGCATTTCGAGTCTGCCTTCAAGGCTTTCAGCTAAGAACTTAGCCTGTTCTTTAAGAACTGCCTGTACCTGCTCGAGTACTTCTCGATCGCCACCACCATTAACAGCAGAATTAAGACGACGTGCTGAATTAAATAACTCTCTTCTCTTACTGTTCATTGCAACTGTATTTTTCTGTGAAGCCATAATATTATCCTCCCTTGAAGCTACTATCGTTTTATCAGCAACGAATGCTTTAGCTGAGATTTCATCAGTTTTAGGTGCATCTTCAGCAATATCGTTGTCCTCTACAAATTTATTATACTCATGCATATAATGTTCAAGTGTTTCAGCTATTTCGTCTATATTCTGTACAGCTGTATATAACTGTTCGAGTTTATAGCTTATGTTTTCGCCGCTCATAAGAGACCTTAAACAATCTCCTAATTGTATTAACTGTGTAGTTGATAACAGCACATTCTCGTTAGCAAATATACGATAGAGCTCATTGTAGTACTCCTGAATGCTGTAATTCATGTAACCAACTCCTTTTTAAATCTTGTGCAGTACATCCTACAGGTATCTCTACAAACGCATAGTTAAGAGAGTATAGAGTTTTTCTAGGATATGACTTGCACATTGACCACCAAGCTAAGACGTCACGTAAATTATCATAATCACCGTATTTGTAAAATACTTTGTCGTCATCTACCCACTCGTCTTCGGGATAGTCTACAACTACGAGCAGCTTGTCTACAAGATCAAAATACTCATAAAGTTCGTTGCTTGTTAATTGTTCTATCCAGCTTATTTTGGATATTCCTAAGATCATGGTCCACAATTCCCCCTTCACGACTATTCATATACCTAAGACAGTTTGTATAGTAATCAGGTAGGAAGTTTAGGTTCTGTATCGACGACATCTGTATCAGTGTTTGTAACAGTTTGTAGTCTGTCGACATAAGCATCTACCTCCTTTAATGTAAGATTACCTAGCACTGTCTGTTTTGCTTCCCTCAATGACATTGTCTTACATTTTTCATTAATGCATTCACCAGCAAAAACAGTTAATATTTCATACAGTGATGGAATACTAATTTGTTTATTAGGTAAAGTCATTGATAATTTCATGAATCCATCTACACCTACGGCAGCTATTATAGCAGACCAGGTATTAAGATGTTCGCTGCGTTCTGGCAGCTTACTTAATACAGAAACGAGATCGTCGTCTTTCCAGTCAGCTATAAATCTGTCTAAATACTCATACATCTTAGGCCACCTCATTCATCTACAGAGTTTGTGCCTTGTGTACATAATTTAAGAAGCTCTTGTGCTGCCGATCTAATATGTTCACGACTTGCTTCAGACAGGTCTGTAGTAGCTTCTTCCTGTATAGTATCAAAGATAATAGCATTTTGTACATCAACAGGAATATCTACCTTTTCGGCTGCTTCATGTAACGACGACATTAACTGCATGTACATTGGAATATACTTTGCATCATTGTCGTAGTCGTTTATCATAAGTGCATCAACAGCGCACTCGAGCTTAGTAGTGATTTTATCAAGAACTCTCTGATACCTGAGAAGTCGTAACTCACGATTTTTCTCTTTTAGCTGCTGTATAAGCTTTAGTTTAGTACCGATAGCCATATTACGAGTTTCTTCTGTATCTTCTATGAGTAGGTGATAAACTAATTTATTGTTATTCTCGATCCATGTTTGTAATCCAACATATGAGGAAGTATCAGCCGGTAATGTAATAGGGGTAGCTTGTGCATCATATAAGAATACCTCATTATTACCGTTTCCCATATCTCCACTTCCTTTCTTAATCTTCTATCGGATATGCGTCCTCAACAACATCAAATGCTACACGCTTACTGCTTTTCTGTGCATTTGTAAACTCGCAGTGTCCGAAGCCTTTGAGAATACGCTTTAGAGCTGCTACAGTGTCATCATTAACAGATTCCTCGAATTCGAATACGACTGAGTTATCTTTGTTAATAAACACACGGGACATACCTCTTAAATCTGGAAAGTTCTTAAGCTTCCAGTATAATGTCTTCATCGATGTTCCACGAAAGAAATCTGGATACTGCGACTGTCTTACCATTTTAGGTAAATACTGTCCACCGTTAAAGCTTGAGTTTAAACGTGTATCCTGAGTTTTGATAGTAGCTTGTGCTTTTTCTGAGAAAAGCTGTAAAAATCCATTAGGGTTGATTCTGTTTTGACGTGATGCGTCAAGTCTTAAGATTTCACCGTACATGTAAATCACCTTTACCCTTCCTGTAATACGGTAGCTATGTTCATCGGTAAATTAAGCCATGTGAAATCGAGTTCAGGACTCTTACCGAGATCTACTTCTAATATATCACCACCGAAATTCTTTATCGGTGCTATATACTGATTTAAAAATTCTGGTCGCTTATTTGAATCGAAACAAATAACGACTGGTGTTTTAGCTTCTGCGCAACCTTTATGTAAGCAGTTACCGTTGTATACTACAGAGTTAGTCTGTACTTTGTGTTGTTTGATAGCCCAACGAACAGACGTATAACCCATTCTAAGTGCTGCTTGTAAAAATGTTTTAGTAGCAAGGTTAATAGTAGGATTAGTTTTAAATTTAATATCAAATCCTAACTGCTTTAGTGCTGTTAATATGGATTCTGTAGATAAGAACGCTCCTGCATCATAATCAACTAAAGTACCAGATGCTTGTGTAAAGGCTGCAAATACAACACCGTATTCTGGATGAACTACCTGTATACGACCGCCTTCTAGGATGTGAGAATTAACAAACTGTGTGTACTTAATCCTTAGAGTAGGGTCAGTATTACTAGTAGCATTAGTTGCCTGTCGCCAATTATCAATAGCATAGTACTTTGGTTCAAGTTCTTGTGGCATTATAACCCCTCCTTTATGGAGTTGTAGGATCTGTATTTGGCTCTAAAATCTGTGGTAATGTAAACTCAGTCTTTGGAGTTACAAATGTTAATGAATTGAAGTCCTTTAAAAACAGACTACGAATTGTACCTACAGGAATGGATTCAAGATACCAGCCATAAATAGCAGGATTATCATCTACCGAATACCAGCCTCTACGAACTGTCCATTTCTGACGTGACTGGTTATCAAGATAAATCTCATCACCTACAGTTAATGACTGATCTAAATCTGGCACATATAAGAAATCCCTGTCTGTTATAATACGAACAGCATCTCCATAGTAGGTATTGTCTTCTGAATCCTTTACAGAAGCTACTACAGTATTATGAACAGTAATTTCGGCTAAATCAATTTGTCTGTTGTCGGAATTTTTAACACCGTACAGTATGTTGTTCATAATATCACCTCTGTCTTAACTGAAATAAGCATCAAGCTGTGAAAGAATGGCTGCTATGTCATCATCTGCTGTACTTGCTGACACATAAACAGCTTTTACTTCTGGCTTAGTCTTCTTATTTAATGGAATTGGCTTTGCTTTAATTGTATTGTTTTCCTTATCTACCGCTTCTTTTAATTGTGTAAGCTTATAGCTTAATAGATACGAACGTACATCATTTAAAAGATCTACATCTACGGTAACATAAGGAATACTAGCATTATTATTGTTAAGATATTTATCTATAGCTTGAACACATTCAGCTATTGTCTTTTTCTTATTGTTTTCCACAAAAATTCCCTCCTCAAGTAAAACATGTTCTATATAGTACTACGAAGAATACCAAAGATTCGAGTTTCGTTATATTCTGACTATAGTAATATTATAACCTAGAATATGAATATAATATGCTATCTACGTAACTGTGTTGATCTCAGGTTATTTTATTATAAAACAAAAATCCTCCGAGCTGTTGTCATACTCGAAGGATTCTTGTTAATAAATATGGTATATCCTTAGCTGAAGATGTCTTAAATAATTATTCTGCGATGTGTGAATCTACAGGAGCGTTATTTTCTTCCTCTTCTTCACGACTAGGCATTTCTTCTTCCTCTTCGAATTCGTCCATGCCTTCATCCTCCGTCATCTCCTCTTCTTCTATTGGCATATCCTTTGTTCCGTCTTCTCCTGCAATCTTAGCAAGTACATCAACATCCGGAGTAAACTCACCTACGATTACAAATCCAGCATCGAGGCTGTCTTTAGATTCGTCACTAAGAATGAGTTCATGAGTTTCAGCATTATACGCAAGGTATGCTTTCTTAACATCTAGTGTATCACCAGTTGAAAGAGAAAGAATAGACTTCATGTCTGATTCAAATTCAGAAGCTGTGTCGTCTGTGTTTGGCTTACCTACTGGCAGTGTAGATGAGTTCAACTGACGACTAGAGCTAATAGCTGTCTTAACAGTTTCGTCTAGAGTTGCTGGTACATCAGCTACTGTCATGTCTATTTCAGGAGATGTTGTATAATCACCGTATACTACCTGTACAGACACATCAGCAGTGTCATCATGTCTTGATACTAAAGTATTGTCAGCATAACTCTTTGTAGTAATACGAGCAAAGTATGGTACCTTATCTTCGGAGCCGTCAGATAAATGTACAATTAAAGCTCCGGTATCAAGATCACGTGACAATGCTTCTGCTAAAGAAGTAAGCACTTCCTCTACAGTAAGTGGCATATTTAACTCTGTATCTGGATAGAACGGATTAGGTTCTCCGGGTTCTCTTTCTACTTTACTTGAAGCGAGTCTTAACATTTTCACGAGTTTATTCCCCTTTCGGCTTGAATTTGTTGAAATTTTAGTCGGGTATTTGTACCCATCCTGTCTTAATAGCTCGAACATTTCATCCTTCCATTCGTTAAGACATTCCTCACGAGTTGGATAGTTCTTATATTTAGTAGGATTCTTTTCACGCATCTCTACCTTCTTAAGATCACGACGCATAGCCATGCTATCAGCTACTGTAAGATTAGGAGCAATAAATGTGTTCTCTTTTTCTTCAGCTGTAGCTTCATTATAACCTGTTTGCCATTCGCGATAAATACGAGCAGCTTTCTCATTAATCTTTATTCTATCAAGTTGTGCGATGTCGGTATCTTCATAATATATCATACCACATGTAGCTACATGAGCAAGTCGTTCTTCGCTACCGTCAGGTTTAGTTAAATAAGCATAGAATCCACTATTACCATATACACCTGTTTCTGATACCCAGCGTAATGGCGTGACAACCTTAGGTTCTTCCTTAGCTGTCGGCTGTTCGTTAGCAGCTTTTCTTAACTCGTCATCAATCTTAGATGTGAATATAGCTACTACATCACGAACTTCTGTAGCATCGGTCTTATAGAATTTAGCTTGTCTTTCAGATGACTTACGAATATCAAGTCTTACGAACTTACCGTACCTAACAATATCAAAAATCCAGTCTTTACAAGTAATCTGGAAGCCATTGTTTATTGTTTTTAATTCATTATTAATACCAAGCTCTGGATACTTTTCCTGTAGCTTTTTCTTCAAAGAGTTACATACAGATTTTACATTAGCTTCTTTAGCAGGAGCTGATGAAGTAATAGATAACATTATTACACCACCTTCTTAATATGCATTGATACGCATGAACCTTGACAAGTCTATACCGCCTGGTATATAAGTCCATTGTCTGTTTGCATGTAGCTTTTGGTATTTAATATGTTTGTTTTTACGTATCTTCTCCCAAAAATAATGACCTTTAGAAGAAGTAGTGTAAAAGCCATGAGCTACATTAATAGGGACATCAAAATAGGTATACACAGAACCATCCATGAATCTAATCCACAGCTGTTTCTTAATAGCATCATAATCAATGCCGTCAATGTTAGACGATGTAAAATCAGTCCAGAAACCTTGTCTGTCTGTACGTTTATTCTTAGCCCACGGATTAGCTTGTGAACGTGCTACACCTCGGTTATCTTTAGTAAGATCTTCGTAAGTAGTATCAGGTGTATTAGCTATGTCCTGTAAATCGCTAAGCTTATTATTTTCGTCACGCTGAGCTTTCTCTTCTTCATAACGACGCTTGTCTTTTTTAGTACCTGATGATTTTTTAACACGTTTTGCATTAAGATGTATCATACTATACACCTCAGTTCTTAAATGTAGTAATCGTCATCAAATAGCTTGCTTTCATAATACTGTGTGAGTGCTTCCATAGCATCATCCCATAGCTTACGCTGTTCTGCGGTATCTGTATCACTCATATAGCTTTCGTCAGAATTATAACCTTCTACATCATGTTCTATAGTATCTGGGTTTAATTCTTTAGCTTCAGCTGCACGTAAGAGATCATCTATTGTGTCAGACACATACTGTGCAACTCGTTCTTTAAGGTCTTCACGATCTATAGCTGATTCTTCTACATAATCGTCATAGTCGAATCTATCATGACCTTGTGGTCCGTATAAATCGTAATCACCCATATAATCATAAGCACTGTTGAGCTTTTTCATTAAAATCACTTCCTTAAAAATTACGGATTAGGTATATGCCGTATATATGTATTATAGCGACACATATAAATCTAATATCACAGAAAACCAGTACCTCTATAGAATAAGAAATACTGGTTTGTTATTATGAATTGTTAAAGATTAAAGATAATATAACTTATTGAGCTTCTGTAAAAGACGCTGTGCTGTACGAGCCATATCACGATCACGTGAGAAAGACACATCGGAATAATTTTCCATTGCATCCTTGAGAACATCATATTCATCTTTAGTGATTGATAAAGTACCGATAGTGTTAGCTTTTTCGTCCTCTTCGAAAGCATTTTTTACCTCATCTAACATTTCTATTAGCTGCTCTGTATTGAAATTGCTCCAAAAACCTTCGTTTTCATCACTATCATCTATATCATCGTTGCTAAGGTCAATACCAGTAACTTGTTCAATTATTTTTTCAACGAGTTCGTCATCGCCTTCGCTGTAGTACTTGTCTAACTCATCTATTATAGAATTTCTGCTAGCATTAAGCTTTCTTACAGCTGAGCTATTAAGTGTGCGTCTATAAGACTTATGTGTTCTCATTCCTCTTCCTCCTCATCATCGTATTCTTCCTCTTCTTCGTGTTCCGCAGCTAGTTCTTCTACCCATTCGTCAACCCAACGAGTATAATATTCATTAAGTTCACCGTAAGCATAACTATCAAGACCTGTAAGCTCCCAGTAATCTCTGTAAGGATGTTCTATTTCACAGTCATATGGTTCCGCAATACCACGAATCCACTGATCAATGTCACTATTACTGAGCCAACCTTGACTTATTGGGTATTCGAAATCATATTCACTGATTTCAAAACTATAAGAATGTCCTTCTTTCCACTTATCGAGCTCAGATGTGTAACACTCACGAGAATCTTCCGGAGGTACTTGCTTAAATAACTCAGGATTGCCTGCAAGCATAGTAACAACAGC